CAGACTAATACGATTAGTAAATATCTCTCTTATGTCAGCGAATAGCGTTTTAGTAAAACGTGGGCGGGCCGGTAGGAATACGATTCCAAAAGCTCCGTCTGGAAGTAGTGCGATTAAAATCCTTCCGGTGGTTCAGGAAGGTAATAAGACGAAGACTTTTTACGATGACATCACTAGTTGGTGCCGCGCAAAGAGCATCCCCGTTAATTTCGCGGACGAGGATTGTTTGTCTTATGCCAGATCAAGAGGGTGGCGAGTTTTGGAATCTCCTCGGGATTATAATCCCCATTCCATATCCCACACCGCTCGTGATTTGGCGTTCTTGAATATCCTTGAGATCGAAGGACGGGATTTGACAAAGCTGTCTGTTTTGGACTGGTTTGGTTCTCCTCGTAATCTCTCACTCACTCCCTTGTTTCCTCCTAATGGTGTTACTCGTTTGTTTGATGGGAATGGGCGTTACCTCCGTAGCGTGCCTTCCCGCAAGGGTTTGTGTGTAGACATTGTTTCTGGACCCGCTACACCTATTTTGGGTGATGCGGGACGTGCACAACTCTCGCTTCGGCGTGATTTGTTGCCTCGGGAAATCTTCGATGTGGTTATTGTACAAGATGTCTATCAGTCCGGAGGCAGTGCAGATACGATGCTCACTCCACGGGTGGTAGGAGAATTGTGCGACAGGTCACGTTCTGGTCATGTCTATATCATGGTTCGTTTCTTTAACGGGCTGGGAGGGGCTGATGAGCGCGTTGGGGATCGTCAAGAACAAGTGTGGTACCGTGATGAGGATGGTATGGTCGTTTCTTCCCCAGAGGAAAAGGCCACCCCTTATCCAGCTCACCCTGATGTCAACTGGTTACAGTTGCGTCACTGTGACGGTATCGATTCCACGTTGATCCGTTGTATCGGACCTTATCATTTAGTGCGTGCGGCGCGTAGTTTGCGCCGAGCCCAAAATATTGGGCGTCAGGAGCTACCGGTTGGGACTGTGGTCTGGCGCGAGTTGAGTAATGATTTTGAAGCCTCCTGGTTGCTGTTTTTATGGCGACGGATGTTTCATAAACGTTTCTCAGTTCGGGTTAAGGTACACTTACCTACTTTGGTAGCTCTTGAGTCGACATTTTTGGTAAGATTTCCTAATGGTTTGACTTTGGACTCGGTGACGGTGGCCGTGACGAAGAAAGCTTTGTCTAGCATGGAGATGGTGGCTTTGAGTGAACGTTTTCCCGTGTTTTATGGGGAGATCATTGAAGGCACTATTTTGGGGGTGTTATACGCGTCACGTGTGGCTCGTATTAACAACCTCCTGGGGTTGAGAACATCTCACACTCGCTCAGAACTCGATTTACAGGGTTTAAGAGCTATGGCACGTCCAGCTGAAGCTCGGACATTTTCTTGGTATAATTTCATGTTTTGGGTCATGACTGTTATTTTGACGGTCGTGTTCGTTGATTTGAAATCGTACGTTAAAATGTTCCCAGCTTCTATTCTCCCCTTCTGGTGGAGTTTTGTGGGCGAGGAGATGATAAGGGTACCCTTTCCTTATCTCTCGATATTTCTCAACATGCTAGAGGCTAACTACGTCGCATACCGGAACGATTTTCCATCGGCTTTTGGGGTCTTGCTGTTACACTTTATGTGTTTCGCTTCGACTGAATTGTTTGGATGGAAGGCCGTTCCGGCGAACCTGGTGGTCCACTGGTGGTGGAACCATAATGGGCGTGTAACTGACGCCTATGGACAATTCGTCGATTGTTATCGCGAAGGTCAGATTAAACAAGCCTCTAGCGTGTGGGTTCCCCTCCCCGCCGGAACCACATTGCCATCGCTTGTTACTTCTGCCATCGATGCTCCCCGTCACTTCCGGGGAACTTTGGATATTACAGTGGATGGAATTGTGATGACGCCTTCGGAAGCGTTGTCTGCGTTGCGTTCTGTTGAAGGACGCAACGTTCTGTTTCCCATTTTAATCACTAATCGGTTATTGTGGGAACCGGCCAACACGGATTGCAACTTGTTGGCATCGGTTTTGTGGAGAACGCATAATGATCCGTTTGTCGACTGTCCCTCTACCTCTGAACGCCATGGGAATTGGCGGTCGTTGGCGCGCACAGTTGATAAAATGAATTTGTTCGGCTACGGATTGGAAGATCTTCCATCAATAGAACAATGCGCTATCCTAATGGGAAAGAAAGGCCCTCGTATTTTGAATGCCTTTAATGATGACGTGATTGGCAACAATCTCAACTTGAAGAAGAGCATTTCCCTTAAATGGAATGAGACTTTGTCTTCTTCCAAGTCTTTGGGGGATGTTGTTGGGTTGAAACCGCGCGCCATAATTAATCTCGATCCCATTTACCATGCACGCATGGCGCCTATGTCGAGGGCTATCGCTGATTTCTTGCATGAGAAATTAGACGGAAGCGTTGTTGATTGTTTTGGGTTTGGTGTC